GCACGTGGCGGCCAACGAGACGGCGACGACGCTCACCGTCACGGCAACCTCCATCCAGGACGGAACGAAGACGGGCGAATCCACCATCACCGTCACCGCATAGCCTATGTTCTGCCGAGGGCGGGATTCGTTTCCCGCCCTCCTTTCCGAAGGAGGTGAGAAATGTACCAGCCCAGCACGGAGATTCGGATAGGGACGGTTCCGTGGAACCCGAACTACAAGCACGTTCGCTGGTATCCGAACCTGAACGCCCAGATGTCGGGCGTAGCTTCGTTCATGGACGCTCGGCGAACGATTTCAACCTACACGTACCAGCGCCTGGAATCTGCCATCGACGTGGACGGCAACCCCGAGCAATACTACAATTACAACTACGTGATGTTCCAGAACGAGAACTTCGGGACTAAGTGGTTCTACGCGTTCATCACGCGCGCAGAGTACAAGACGGCGAACACGACGCGCTTGCACTTGGAGCTGGATTACGTGCAGACCTACATGTTCGACTACGATATCAAACCGTGCTTCGTGGAGCGCGAGCATGTGAACGACGACGCGATAGGCGCTCACGTCAAGGACGAGGGGATCGACCCGGGCGAACTCAAATGCACGTACTCGGTGATCGACAACGAGGACATGGATTGCTACATGGTCGTGGCGAGCGCCGTGGAGCCTTTGAAGGACGGAACGTACGTCAACAACGGCGGGGACAAATACATGGGCGTTACCAGCGGCACGAGCTTGTCGGTGTTTCTGACGGTGGACGACTTCAAGGGATTCATGAAAGCGCTGTCCGACAACGGCCAGCAGGACGCGGTGAGCCAGGTCTACATGGTTCCTCGAGCGGCGATCCCGACTATCGTCAAGAAGTCCGACGGCTGGGGCTACTGGGTGGACTCCAACGCGGCGACCCCTCAGACGACTAAGGACTACGCGCTCGGATTCACGAATCTGGACGGCTATATCCCTAAGAACAACAAGATGTTCTGCTACCCGTTCCAGTATGCGGAAGTCACGAACTTCACCGGAGCCGACCAGCAGTTCCGCCTCGAATTCTGCGGAACGCCCGGAACGTTGAGCTTGCAGAAGACGGGCGGGTGCGACGCTAACTCGCGTCTGGCCTATATCCCGCTGAACTACAACGGCGTGAACCGGTTCGTCGAAGGCGCTGTGTACTTGGAGAAGTACCCCACATGCAACTGGGTGTACCAGGCGTTCGCGAACATGCTCGGCGCGTCCCAGGTGGACACGTCGTTCGGCTTGTCGTTCAACTCGATGAGCCAGCTGCCCTACGTGAACTCCTTCATCGACTCCACGCAGAACATCATCGGAGGAGCCATGCAGGGCTTGGCATCCGGCAACGTCGCCGGGGCTGCCGCGAGCATGATCAACTCGACGATCAACGGAGCGCAAGACCTGACGAACACCTTCGCGAACTTCTCGAAGGCATCGAAGACTCCCAACACGCAGCGCGGAGGCACTAACTCGACTACCGCGCTCGTGAACTTCGGAACCTATACGATAGGCGTTCGCAAGTACACGTGCCGAGCCGAGATAGCGCGCCAGATCGACGACTTTTTTAGCGTGTACGGCTACAACGTTTCCGTCGTGAAAACGCCGAACATCACGGGGCGCGCTTCATGGAACTACGTGAAGACCGTCGCCGCGAACATGAGCGGATCGGTTCCGGCCGGCTACCTTGCGATGTTCAACAGGCTGCTCGATTCCGGAGTCACGTTCTGGCACACGGACGACGTGGGCAACTACAGTTTGAGCAACGCTATAATATAAGAAAGGAGGCATGCATGAACCCTATCCAATCCACTACCACCCCGTACGGGCTTCCCTGGGGCAACATGCCCAAGAACGCGCACAAATCCGCTCGCGAGCTGGACAACGCGGCTATGAACTCGCAAACGATGTTCCTCTGGCAGATGCGCCTGTACGAGCTGGCGATGAGCGTTTTCGAGTGGGAGAACCTGCCGGAGGGCATCAACGAGCGTCAGATCGAATGGTGGCTCCTTCGCGACGGATTCTGCGTGTTCCTGCATGACGAGGATATCGCGCTCGACCCGATCCAGCGCAGCCCGGAAGGCTACGCGATCATGCAGTGCATGTTGGAGGGAAACTTCGACATCTACTCGCAGCCGGTGAACCGCATCGCCTACTCGGTGATGGGCGTCAACATCCCGCTCACCATCGAGAACTCCGTGATCATCTGGAACTCCAACTTGCGGGTGCCTACCTGGTTCGCGCTCAACATGTACGCCAAGAAGCTGTGGGCGATAGACCGGGCGATCGACGTGAACGTGTACCAGCAGAAGACCCCGCGCGTGGTGAAATGCTCGCAGAAGCAGCGCCTGAGCTTCGAGAACATGATGGCGCAGGTGGACGAGTACAAGCCCCTTATCATGACGGACAAGGACTTCGACCTCGAATCCATCGACATCCTCGACAACTCGTCGCCGTACGTCGCCGAGCAGCTCTACGAACTCAAGGACAAGTACTGGAAGGAAGCGCTCGGATTCCTCGGCATCGCCAGCTCCGAGTCCAAATCGGAGCGCGTGATCGTGGACGAGATGCTCGCCAGCCTCGGCGGCACGGAAGCGCAGCGGCTCTGCCGCCTCGAGTCCCGCCAGTTCGCGTGCAAGCAGATCAACGAGATCTTCGGGCTCGACGTTGACGTGCATTTCAGGGTTTCGGAGAAACGCCAAGAGGAGCAGTGGGCTATCGCCGACGGCGAGATCGACGAATCGAAGCACGCAGATGAGAACGGGATCGAGGTGAACGGCCGATGAGCAAGTACAGCTTGCAGCTTCGATGGCTCGTGGAGCAGACGCTTGCCGATGCGAAGCTGCCGAACATCGAGGCCAACTGGCATGCTGCTTACGACAAGCTGGGCTTGGCCGATTATCCGATCTTCGACGAGACGTACCGCGAGACGTTGAACAACAAGATCATACGCCATTACTGGGCGTACGAGATAGGTTCGGAAACCTCAGGCCTTTTCCGTTGGAACCTGCGCGATGCGATGTTCATGATCATGCCGTACTACAACCAGTTGTATTTGTCGGAGATCACGGCGAAGGGGATCCAGCCCCTCATCGACCACACGCGGACGATCACGGAAGACGCGACCGGCACCGCCTCGAATGCCGCGAACACCAGCGCGACGTCTACCAGCAACGCGCAGGACATTTTCAGCGACACGCCTATGAGCGCTCTCAACTTCGACAACATCAAGGCGGGAAACTACGCGTCCACGGCGGACTTCACCGACGCTTCCACGACGGATTCCGGCAAGTCGGATTCGAGCGGCAGCTACGACAACAAGCTGTCGCGCACGGAGACCGGGCATGACAAGGCGGAATCCGAACTGCTCTTGATTTGGCGAGACACGTTCGTTAATATAGACCGTGACGTAGTGGAAGACAAAGCGCTGCGCGAATGCTTCATGACGATATGGTAAGGAGGAGCACATGAACCAGCCCACACCGGACGTAGCGCCGTTTCGCTACTACGTGCAGATGGTTCTGCCGGCCGTCTACGGCGACGAGCTGAGCTATTACGAGGTGCTTGCGAAAGTAACCGAAAAGCTCAACGAGGTGATCGAGAATTTGAACAAACAGGGTCAGAACGTGAACGACCTGATGGCGTTCTACAACCAGCTGAAAGCGCAGGTGGACGCGCTTGAAAACGAGGTCGATGCTATCAAGAACGGCGAGTACGTGCATCTGTACCTCGATTCCATTATAAACTGGATCGACGCGAACCTGCAGTGCCTGGTGGCAAGGATCGTCAAGTTCGTATGCTTCGGGCTTGGCGACGACGGTCATTTCAAGGCGTACATTCCCGCCACCTGGCAGTTCCTTCAGTTCGACACGGGTATGAACCCTGACGATTCGACCACCTACGGCCACCTCATCATCAAATGGTAAAGGAGATATACAATGGCAGAATCCACTAAGAACATGACGGTGGGCGCGGGCAGCGCGAGCGCGAGCGTCACCGCCACCGTGACCGACCAGATGCCGGGCGTTCCCTGTCCGACGACTCCGGGTTACACCTACACCGGCATGCGCTACGTGCCGGTGTTCGCCGACCCTGCGGAGTGGTCTAGCGCGAACAGCTACGAGCCATTGGAAATTGTCATCCACGAAGGTAATTCGTACACTTCCAAGACGTTCGTGCCGGTTGGTGTCGAGATCACCAATCAGGAGTACTGGGCTAATACCGGTAATTACAATGCGCAGATCGAACAGTATCGGCAGGAAGTATTGACAATGCAGGGGCAGGTGACGCAGAACAAGAACAATATCGCGGGCTTGAAGCAGCAAGTCTCGGCAGTGCAGGGGCAGGTGACGCAGAACAAGAACGATATCGCGGACGAGATCGCCGCACGCAAGAAGGTGTACGTCACCTACGCGGACTTCGGAGCCAAGCTCGACGGCGTGACGGACGACAGCGCCGCTATCATCGCCGCGCACAAATACGCGAACGCTAACGGCGTTCCCGTCGTGCAGCACGGCGGTAAGGTGAAGTGCAATTTCCAGGCCGAAGTCAAGACCTCGTGCCTGCTAGATATGGAGTTCGTGCTGCTGGCGGACTCGCCTCAGCCCGTGTACTCGATCGAGGCCGACGACGCGCAGGACTTCACGTTCTCGGGGAGCGTCACGGCCGATTCCGTCACCAGCCCCGATGCCAGGCTGAACGGCTGCTTCGCGGTGATACAGAACGAGAACACCGGTTGGAACCTGGGGGCTCGAGAAGGGACGGGGGCGGCGGTCTACCATCGGGAAGTCAAGGCGTACGACAAAGCGGGAATGCTCATCACATCGCCGTTCTACATCCCGAACACCGGAACGTTCACGTGCTCTAACGTTCATTCCCTTTGGGAACGGCCAGTGGAGTTCGCCGGGGCTACCATCACGTACGACAATTCGGAGCAGGCCAACATTCCGAATTTCCTGCGCGTGCGTAGAAACAACACTGCAGTCAAGGATATCACGTTCAATCCGCTGTCCGTCCCGCCTGCGAACGCTGCTTCTCTTGAAAGCAGCGGGTTGATTTTCGTCACCGCTTGCGCAAACGTTAAAGTAAGCAATATCTCGGCAAATAACAACTCGTCAGACAACGAAACCGCTAACGCATCTTACTACAGCTATATCATCGGGTTCAACAGCACGTTCAACTGCCATGTTGACAACATGCTCGGAGTAGGAGGCTGGGGTGTTGTCGGGAGCGACTGGTGCGACTGCATGACTTACTCTAACTGCGTGTTGAACAGAGTTGACAACCATTACGGAGCATTCGGAACTTACAATCTAACAAATAGCAAACTGACTGGAGTCTGCGCGTTCACGCTACCGTACGGAAACGCGAACGCCGTTATAAGCAACGTTGATATGTTCCCGCGTGCTAACAAATTCTCTTGCATCGACTTTAGAACAGACGTGAAGCTAACATTTCAAGGGACTTTGTATATAAACAACTGCACATTAAACGAGCCAAATTCTAATCGAGCAAACATCTTTATAAAACCTGTTAAAAGCGTTTCTTCTGGTTCACAACCAGACGTAAAGCCAAGAATCGTAATAAACGGCCTGTATTACAACACAACTCGCCAATTCTGTTATTCGCCGGAAGGTATGGCGCTCAATTACTCTATTAACGGGTTCGAAGGCAACTTCAGCATGTGGGGAGACCCGAACGTCAAAATGTCAAATTCCATATGCTGGAACATGGACACGAACGGATTGTTGACGCCTAACACGGTCATCCACATCGATAACTGCACGCTCAACAAAAAAGAAACGAGCCCTGCCACGGACTGGTTCTTCACTGGCGAGTTTATAATCGCGAATTGTAAAATCAACAACGCTTTCAAATGCAACACTCAAGACGATCAAGCTAAGCACCTAGTAACCGGATGCATTTTCAAAAACGGCGAGACCGTTAGCGGAAAGGGTGCGGTCAGCTTCGTCGGATGCGTGATCGACACGGTTCCAACATTGGCGCATTACAAATCGAAAAGCTGTTTCGGCATTGCGGATGCTGAAAAATAGGAAGAGGTGGTGCTTCGATGGATTTCATCATAACCGAGCAGACAATCACGCTTTCATTAGACAATTCGTTTTGGATCGGAAACGCATAATGCCTAACGATCCTACAGGCGGTGGAAACCCCAACTTCTTCAAGACCTTCAAGGGGGCGTATGTCCACGCCCCCTCCCCCGAAGCGATGTTCACCAGCGAGCGGGTCATGCTGTCCTGCGTGAACGACGTGCAGTTCCAAGGCGATTGCATGATCATGAACTACACGCCGGGCGCGACGCTCACGACGCTGCCTCCGGAATGCCGGCCGTCGACCGAAGTGCGGATTCCCGTGGTAGTAGATACTAACGTGGACGTGCTTTCGATTCAGACGAACGGCGCGGTTTCCTTGCATGCTTCTACCGACGGCATGGTGTATCTGGCGGGGCTGTCCTTCAATATAAGCATGAACTGGTATTCTAATTAGGAGGAATCAAACATGGATGTTAACGACATTGTCACTCTTATTGGCAGTCTGGGCTTCCCTATCGTGGCTTGCGTGGGCATGTTTTACCTGTACAATCGTACTCTTAAGGACTTTACTAGCACACTTAACGACATTGCGAGCGAGATTAAGGAGTTACGGGAAGAGCTTAAAGAGCTGATCAAGAATGCTTAGGGGCATCGACATATCGAACTGGCAAGCTGGGTTGGACGCGGATAGCGTGTTCCCGAACGTGGACTTCGTGATCTGCAAGGCGACCGAGGGAATAGATTTCGTGGACGGATACTGCGACGACTGGGTGCAATGGTGCCGCAGAAACGGCAAGCCCTGGGGCTTCTACCATTTCGCGAATTTCAACGATCCCATGAAAGAGGTTGTCCATTTCATAGACAACACGAGCAACTATTTCGGCGAAGGCGTTCCGGTGCTTGACTGGGAGGGCGGCCAAAGCGTTGAGTGGGTCAACGAGTTCGTGAACATCGTCCACGATCAGACCGGAATCTGGCCGTGGATCTACGCCAACCCCTGGCTATTCAACCAGGGCGGCGTGGAGCCTAACTGCATGCGCTGGATCGCGAGCTACCCCGACGTGCTGCGCCCGGGACTCGACTACGACCCCGGAGAGCCGCCGGAGACGGACGGCCTTGTGGGGTGCTGGCAGTACGCGTCCGACGGGCAGGTGCCCGGATA